GGTGTTGAGGTTAAGGTAACGCCTGTTGCGCCTCTGGCTCAAGCTCAGAAGCTTCAAGAGGTAAACGATATCGTGCAGTTTATGCAGATTGCTAACTCTCTAGGCCCACAAGGTCAGATGGCTCTGTCGATCCCAAGGATCACTGCATTCATTGCCGAAAAGATGAACATCAAGCAAGAATTGCTCACCACAGCGGAGGAGCAAGAAATGATGATGCAACAGATGCAGGAACAAGCAATGGCCGAACAAGGTCCACAGCCTGCAAATGATGGTGGAGCAACTATGGAGGCAATGCAATGAGTTCACCCGATGGGTGGGAAGGCTTAACCCAAGCAACAAGCGAAACCCCAAAGGCCGCAGACATGGATGTTCTGTATGGCAAGGTGTTTAAAAGCACAGAGGGCCAGCGTGTTCTAAGTCACTTGCGAAGTATTACTATTGAGCAACCGACTTGGTTCCCAGGAGAGGACGCGAGTTTTGGTTATGTTAGGACAGGCATGGCTGAGATGGTTCGTATGATTGAAAAAAGAATAGAAAGGTCAAACAATGGCTGAAGCAATGGCACAAGAAATGGAAGCAGACGCTCCATTAATCAACACAATGGCACAAGAAGAAGCGCCCCAAGAAGACGCACCTATCAGGGTTCACGATGAACCAGAGGCGGCAGCGTCCAGCTCAGAGGATGAAGATTCCCTTGAGCGCCCAGAGTATTACCCTGCTAAGTTTTGGAATGAGGACGGTCCTGATGTTGAAAAGCTCGCGAAGAGTTATTCAGAACTTGAAAAGAAGTTTAAAGCCGGAAAGCATAAAGCACCGGAAGAGTATGATGTATCTTCACTTGCGGATCAGGGTTTGGACTCTGAAGATCCGACTGTCGCCGTATATCAGGATTGGGCTAAAGAAAACGGGATTAGCCAGGGCGCATTCGAGGATCTCGCTGGCCGTGTCTTGGCTTTATCGAAAGATGAGCAAGAGAGTGTTCAGTACGATCAACGTGCAGAAATGGAAAAATTAGGAACTAATGCTTCTGAAAAGATCCAAATGACTGAGCGTGTTCTGATGAAGGCTCCTTTGAATACATCTGAGCGTGATGCGATTGCCTATTCTCTGAATAACGCTGACGCTATCAATGCTTTTTTGAAGTATCATCAATCAATCACCAATGAGAACATTCCTATCAAGCCTACCATTCAGCAAGAGAGCATGACGAAAGAAGATCTTCAGACTGCCGTTGCCGATCCGCGGTGGCAAAGCGATGCCTCTTGGCGTGGTAAGATGGAAAAGCAGTGGTTCCAATCTCAGCAGAAATCTTAAACACTTGCAATAAGTATCGCTTGCGTGTATTTTAGCCATAACGGCTAACCGCGTCCGGCCCGTTAGATGTAGTATTCTACTGGTTGGCGCGGCCATAACGCGCAAGCGACCGCCCGAACCTCGGATAACGGAAGCGTTTTATTGAAACGCAAAAGGAGGTTTTTGCAAATGGCGATTAACGTCTCAACCGCGTTTGTTGATCTTTTCGATTCTGAGGTCAAGCAAGCGTATCAAGCCGAATCTGTACTTCGTGGCACAATGCGTACCCGTACAGGTGTAGCCGGTAACACAGTTAAGTTCCCAACAATCGGCAAAGGTGTTGCTACGCTTCGCGTACCACAAACCGATGTCACTCCGTTGAACGTAACTTACGGTCAAGTAACTGCAACAATGGAAGACTACATTGCGGCAGAATACTCTGACATCTTCCAACAGTCTCACATCAACTTTGATGAGCGCTCTGAGTTGGTTCAGGTTGTATCTAAGTCTATTGCTCGTCGCATGGACCAGATCATGATCGATGCTTTGAATGCTGCTGGCGGCACAACAGCCGTTGCAACAGGCATTGGTGGTGCAACCACAAACATGAACATTGAAAAGCTCCGCGCTACTGCGAAAGCAATGAACCAAAATAACGTACCGTCTGAAGGTCGTCATTTGCTCATGCATGCTTCCCAGTTGGACGCTTTGCTCGGTGAAACTGAAATCACTAGCCAAGACTTTGCTTCTGTAAAAGCTCTTGTCCAAGGTGAGATCAACACTTTCATGGGCTTTAAAATCTTGACAGTTGGCGATCGCGATGAGGGTGGTCTTCCTAAGCCATCAACTCGTACTTGTTTCGCCTGGCACAAAGATTCAATGGGCTATGCTGAGTCAATGGCTCAGAAAACCGAAGTCAACTATGTCCCAGAAAAGACATCGTTCTTGGTTAGCTCAATGTTCTCTGCTGGTTCTGTTTCAATTGACGGTGCTGGCATCGTTAAAATTGCTTGTACTGAATAAGGAGATCTGAAACATGGCATTCGCAACAGCAAACTGGGCAACCGTTGGCGCTTCTAAAAGCGGCAATGCTCCTGCAATCTATAGCTATAAGTCCTCTGGTGACAACAAAGCTACTATTGCCGGTTCCGGTTATTTCAACACAGTTGAAGCTCTTATCACTACTGGTGATTGGATCTACACATACGGTAGCGATGGCGGTCAAACGCTTGTAGCAACCAACTCATCAGGCGTTATCACGGCTGCTGTAATCTAAAGAAAGGAAGGGCTGGTTAATTCCGGTCCTTCCCTCACTTCTTGGAGGGCGAGATGGCTTCTGGTGATACCTCAATTTCAATATGTTCGGATGCTTTAATCCTATTGGGCGCTTCGCCCATTTCTTCGTTTACAGAGGGATCTGATTCCGCGCAGGCTTGTGATCGGCTGTATCCAGATGTACGTGATTCCATCTTAGCAAACTACCAATGGAGTTGGAGCGTTAAGAAGGTTAAACTCAGCCGACTTTCCACTGCCCCTATTGATGAATGGAAGTATGCGTATCAGCTACCAGGCGATATGCTTTCCGGTGTCATTGCCCTATTTCAAAGTGCTGGAATTAGCCAAAGACCTGTCCGTTATGGGTGGGAAATTTATGGCGATCGGCTCTTAACAAATTTTGAAACGGTTTACATTGATTATCAAGGGACCGTGGATGAAAGTAAAATGCCTAACTACTTTGTGCGCTTGTTGCGTACCGCAGTAGCGGCTGAGTTAGCATTTACTATTACAGATCAAATTGCCAAGTCTGATTACTTTCGGTCATTGGCTTATGGAACACCTGTTGATTCGGGTCGTGGTGGCCTAATGCGCGAGTCAATGAATGTTGATAGTAGAGGTAAGCCACCCCAGATCATTGAGGATTATTCTCTAATTGATGTGAGATACTAAAATGCGGATAATACAGTTCCAAACGAACTTCTCGGTTGGTGAGCTTGATCCGCTTATCCGTGCGCGTACTGACTTACAGCAATATCAAAACGCTCTTGAAGAGGCTACAAATATAATCATTCAGCCCCAGGGTGGATTTAGACGCCGTGATGGCACTCAGTTCGTCCATGACTTTGGGTCTAGCTTTACAGACTTTAAGGTTATCCCGTTTGAGTTCAGTGTGGATGATAGCTATCTGCTGGTTTTCGTTACTCAGCGGATCTATATATTTAAAGCTGGTGTTCTTCAGGCAAACATAAACGGAAGTGGCAATGATTATCTGGCGGCAACAGATATCACAACGGCCATGCTGGATGAGATTAATTATACTCAGGCTGTTGATACCCTCATTCTATGCCATGAGGATCTGCAAACCAAACGCCTAGTGCGGAACGGCGATACAAGCTGGACGTTGGAAAACTTGCCTCTGACGAACCTACCTCAGTATCCATATGCCTTTGATACGCATATGCCTGACTTTACAATTACGCCCAGCGCGACAGCCGGAAACATTACGATCACTGCATCTGCTGCCCCTGCCGAAACAGGTACGGCGCAAGCTGGTGCAGCAAATACAATTACAGTTAAGGCCGCAAGCTCTTATGCTGACGATGAGCCTAACGGGATGTTTATCACTTTAACTTCTGGTACTGGATCTGGTCAAACGCGCCATGTTGAAGATTTCGTTGCCTCTACAAAGGTTCTGACTGTCTATCCTGCCTGGACCACAGCGCCAGATGCAACCACAGGGTATAAGGTTGAGCCTTTTGCTCCCGCTGCGGTTGGTGAATACGCGCAAGTAACTAGCACATTTGGTCGCGCAAGGTACGTTGAATTTGTGTCTTCTACGGTTATGAAGGCAGTTGTTGAGGTTCCATTTTTTGATACCGGCGCAATACTTGCCGGTGAGTGGGAAAGCGAGCATGGCTATGAAGATGTATGGTCAACCACACGTGGCTGGCCTAAGTCTGCTGCATTCCATGAGGCTCGGCTGTACTTTGGTGGGTCTAAGTCTCGTCCCAACACTGTATGGGGTTCCGGCGTAATTAATTACTTTGACTTCAATCCTGGTACTGGGCTTGATGATGAGAGCGTTGAGGCTACAATTAACACCAATCAACTCAACACTATTGTCAATCTTTTCTCAGGAAATGACTTTCGGATCTTCACAACCGGCGGTGAGTTTGTAGTTCTTCAGACATCTAATGAGCCGATCACTCCGTCAACTTTCTTTGTTCGTCCTCAAACAAGGCTCGGCGCAAGAGCTGGCATTCCCATTGAGGATATCAATGGTGCGTCTGTATTCATTCAGCGCCAAGGTAAATCTCTTAACGTGTTCCAGTTTGGTGATTCCACAGCATCTTACCAAATTCAGAACATATCAGCTCTCAGCTCTCACTTGTTAAAAAACCCGATCGATATGGCTGCGCGTAGGGCTGCATCTACAGATGAGTCAGATCGTCTATTTGTAGTAAATGGCGATGATGGATCGCTGGCGGTTTACTCTATCCTGGTCGGCCAGAATGTTATCGCGCCTAGCCGGTACGTTACTGATGGGTCATTCATAGCAATAGGCGTGGAAGTTGCGGATGTTTATGTAATTGTAAAGCGCACAGTAAACGGCGCTAACAACTACATGCTAGAGAAGTTTGACCCAAATCTTACTCTGGATAGCGTTAAGAGCGGCGGAGCGGCGTCCTCAGTGACCATGAACCAATTGCAGGGTAAGACGGTACAGATCGTAAGAGATGGCGTTATAGAGCCAGAACAGGTTGTTCCTGCTTCCCCGTACACAATTACTTTCGCCTCTGCTGCTACGTCCAGTTTCGAGGTAGGATTGAATTACACGGTCACAGCACGGACAATGCCAGCAGAGCCGGTGCTTTCATCTGGATCTGTGCAGGGCTTTAAGAAGCGGATCATCCAAGTTGATGCGATCGTTAATGATACCCAAGCAATGACAATCAACAATAAACAGATATCATTTAGGAATTTCGGTGAGGATGTTCTTGACTCAGCGGTTCAGCCGTTCACCGGCATTAAAACTGTTCATGGCCTGCTTGGTTATAGCGGCACAGGGCAGATCACTATTACTCAAACCGTACCGCTCAAGATGATCGTTCTTGGTCTTGAGTACCGTTTAAGCGTGGGGAATTAACATGGAAGCGATGTCGGTCATTGGACCAGTATTGTCAATAGGCGGTAAGATTGCACAAGCTGGCGCTCAAAGAGAAGTCGGCAGGGCGCAACAAAGAGGCTACGAACAGCAAGCGCAACAAGCCGAACTTAAAGGTAGATCAGAGGCTATTGCTTACAAACAGCAAGGAGCTGATGCTTTGCAGAACTTGAATGAAACATTGGCCGCTATCATAGCAAGAGCCGGTGCTGGTGGCGTTGATCCGACATCTGGATCTGCTGCAACTGTTCAGATGTTTGCTATGTCTGAAGGTGCTACTGAGGCCGCTATCGCAAAAGATAACGCGGCCCTTGCTCTTGGAGAAGGCTATTCTCAAGCTGGTATCTATCGATCTGCCGGAGCAACGGCAATGAAAAGCGCAAATGTAAGTGCTGCTGTCAGTCTTGGCGAGGCTGCTTACTCAGCCGGTAAATTAGCATAGGTTAGGTTAAAGTATGGCACAACTTCCAAGATATCAGCGACTAGGGGTAAGAACCCGTCAACCAGGCAATATTGATTTCGCTGACACGCGGGAGCAAGCTAGATATTCTCAGAACCTATCAGGCGCACTTGATCGTATGTCTCAGTTTGCTTTCAAGGAAGCATCTGCTGCTGCTCAAACAAGAGGCCAGGAGCGTGTTCGTGACGAAGGTGCGGTTGAAACTCTTGAAGCGATCGACAAGAAGGGCGGTGCATTTAGCATTGCTGACCAGGCTGCGTATGAATTGGGTAGCCGCGTTGCTGTGGCTGAAATTCAAAACACTGCTGAAATTGAAACCATGCGTATCCTGGGCGAAGCTGAGAGAAATGAAACTCCGTTCTCCGTTGTCCAAGCTCAACTGTTAGATTTGACCGATGGTTATTCGGAGTCACTTAGGGTTATTGATCCTACTGCCTCATCTGTTCTAAGAGAAAACTTGAACGGGGTTACTGCAAAGGCGACCGAAAAGTATTCCAATTGGTATGTGAATTTACAAGCGCAAAAGCAAAAAGTAAAAAATGCTAACGCGGCAGAACTTCAATATAACAATATTATTCAGAGCGCCATTTTGCCGGGCATGGATGATATGTCTATTAAATTTCAGATCTCCCAAGCTGTTGATCTTTTAGGTGGCCTTGGTCTTTCCGAAAAACAGATTAAAGCTTTTGAAATTAAAGTTTACAATGACGCTATAAAAGAAAATTCTATCTTCCGCTTCAATTCATCTTCGGTTGATGAGCAAGAGAAGACCCTAAAAAGAATGGAAACAGTTCCGGATCCTGGTATGACTTTGGGAGAAACCCAAACATTCAGAAAGAGCTTGCAAGGAACATTTAATAAAAACAGCACGGTAAGGGCGCAAAAGGTTTCAAACGTTGTTTCTTTGATCGACGATCAGAGTGACATTGCCACGGCTGGCGGTATCGTTTCTCAGAAGATGTTGACAGAGATTGAATCTCAACTTGATGCGTTTGGTCCAGAAGGTGATCGGGCCAGATCTGCATATGCTCGTATGACCTTTGAAATTGACATGGGAAAAACTTTAAGCACCATGTTGCCTTCTGAACTTGCTCAAGAGGTTGCTTCTTTGGAAGCTGGCCTTCCTGGAGTAGGTGAAGCTGGCAGAGATACGGATATTGAGGTTAAGACTTATGACTTCGCCGTTAAAATGCTTAATGCTTTTGAAACAGAAATAAACGCAAACCCTATTTCTGCCGCCGTAAAAAGACAACTTACTGACGATAATAACAATCTAATTCAAATCAAGCCGATTAATTTTGGCAAAGTAGATGAGAACGGCGATCCCGATATAGATGGGGTGGTCGCAGATCTCAGCCTTAGATATGACCAGGCAAAAATAGTATCTAACGCATATGGGACACCGCTTACGTTATTTACTAAAGAGGAAACAAAACTTTTCTCTAACGGGCTTAAATCTGCGTCTATGAATGATAGGCTAATTGCTCTGGGAGCTGTTGTCGCAAGTGGAGAAGATCTTGCGCTGCAAGCGTTTGAGGAACTTGCTGGAACTGCTGATGGCGCTTTCTATGCGGCTGTTGGGGCCTCTATGGTTGCTGGCAATAAGGATGTTGCTACCCGCGCACTAGAGGGCCAAGCAAATATTGAGTCATTCGGAGCGCCTAAGTTGACTGCCGGTACGGGTCTTCCTGATGCAAAATCTATTTCCATAGAAGTTCTAGGAAGTGTTTTTGGTGAAACCAAAGGAGCTATTCCCGCTTACAGGGCAATGGCTGAAAACCTGTATGCTTATTACGCAAACGGAGTGGAAGAATTTGATGAGAAAATATGGCGACAGTCTCTTAATGAAGCTGCTGGATATAACCCAGAAAATCAAACTGGTGGCATTGATGTTATTAATGGTGCAAATGCGCTGATCCCATCTGGCAAAACTCCATTAAGTGTTACAACTGCCTTGACTGAAATGGACCCCGCAACGTTCTTTGAAGCTTCTGGGCAGACATTAGAGCTTGCTATGTTTGAAGCATTGTCTGGAGAAATTGAATTTAATCTAGTTGACGCAAGTTCAGAAAACCCAATCTATGAAGTTGTAAAGAAAAAAAGCTCTAGTTCGTCTGATTATAAAATAGTTTCTGTTGGTGGAAATAATTATATGTTTACATATAAAGATAGTGGTGAGCCAATTGACGATGTAAATGATGTCGCTGCTGTGTTTGATCTTAAAAAGCTAGTAGACATAACCGAATCCGGTGAACCTGTTTATTATACTCAGGACCAAGTTGACGCATTCAATGCAGCAAAAGATACTGGCAGCGCATTCTTCCCAGTTGGACTGACCGACAAAATGCTGGCTCCTAGCGTTGGCGTTCTTCCCACCAACATTGCTAGACTTACAACCGCTGGTGCGGGGGCCATTCTCAGCACAGCAGAGGCTATTGCCAAAGCCGGTCCGGCAGTAATGGAAACCTTTAAGGCTGCTCAAGCTTCTGGAAGCGAACTTGATGAGCGGGTATCAATTATGGAAGAGCTAAGCGAAATTAGAAATAGCAGAATTAAATCTGGACAATTAAAGATTGGATCTCCCACCGATAAACTTCTTTCAAAGACCATACAAAAGGCTACTCAAACCAACTATCTAAATATAGATGAACTAAGAAAAATTATTGAGGCACAGAGAAAATGAACCTTGGCAAGGCAGATCTAAAGTTTATAAATTCAAACCAACGGAAAAAGATTAGCGTACCTGTCGCAACGTGGGCTGAAAATATAACTATTGCCAGGGACGTTGGCTTTATGAATGGAGACTCTGGGTCTAACTCCCCAGGGTTTGCAAAGGCAGAAGTGTGGGAACCAATAATTGAATCTCTAAACAAATCTGGCTTTCTGGACAATGGAGAAGAATGGACTAACCCAGCTTCATATTTAATATCAGCCCCTACTACTGGGGAATATAAATCTGAAAGAGTTTATAATAATAAAGTTCAAAAGATCTTTTCTACTATTAGACAAAACCAAGCGTTGCTTCCTCCTGATTTAAACCAGGTCAATGAAGAATTTATCCAGAATCAAACTGTAGATCTAGTAACAAGATCTCGCGCCGAGCTTCAAAAACTTTCAGACGAAAACCCAGGTTTTTTATATGGATCTGCTAGATTTCTTGGCGCGATGAGTGCAGCAATTAGCGATCCTGTGGTTCAAGAAACTTTGCCGCTTGGCGGTTGGGCTAAAGCTTTTTGGCCGCGATTGTTTCAAACAGCTCTTATCAACGCCGGTACTGGCGCTGCATCTGAAGTTGGAGTTGCAGAATGGTATGACGAACTTGGACTTGATTATACGTTCTCTGACTTTGCCGCTAATGTTGCAGTTAACGCGGCGCTGGGCGCTGCAATCCCTCTTGCTGGATCTGGCATTAAGCTCACTGCTAACCAGGCTAAGAATGGGTATTTGGCATTAACTAGAGGAAACCAGACCGGACCACTGGAGAGCCGTGAAGTTGCAAGTTCTTTGCTAGAAGCGGAAGAATTTGATAATGCTGAAAACCCGTTTGAGTCGAATGTTCCTAATGAAGCGCAATACACTCACGATCAAAGATTAACTGAAGCTGGCGCTGCGGCTGCTAATGCACAGCCACCGGCTATGTCTCCTGATGCTCCATTGCCAATCAAAACATCTTCCGCAGAAAATCTTGATGGCGTTATCTTTAAGTATGATCCTGATGAAATTGAAATTGATGCTAAGACTTTTCAGTTTAAATCTGACAGTGATGAATTTGGCGTTACAAGCCGACTGAAAGATGAGGTCATATGGGATGATAACGAATCTGGGACTGTTCACGTTTACGAATATGTTGATGGTCGTGTAGTTATTGCCGATGGACACCAGAGATTAGGTCTAGCAAAAAGAATTAAAGATCAAGACCCCTCACAGAAAATAACAATCTATGCTCGTAAATTTAGAGAAGTCGATGGCATTAGCCCGCAAAAGGCAATGGTTGAAGCCGCTCTAAAGAATATAATTGAGACTAAGTTTTATTCCCCAGGCAGGGCTATCGATGCGGCAAAGGTTCTTAGATTTGACCCAAGCCTGGAGTCGAGGCTCCCGCGCAACCAAATTACTGTTCAAGCTAGGGGCATGATGCGTTTAAGCAATGATGCTTTTATGTCAATTGTAAACGGAGTTGTGCCTCCTAAATATGGTTCTATTGTCGGTACATTAATTGGTGACGTTGGTTTGCAAGAAGCGGCGATTAAAGTTCTTTCTAAAACAAAACCGGCCAGTGCCTTTGAGGCAGAGGCTATAGTTCGTCAGGTCCGTGAGTCAGATACCGATCAGATCAAACAGATTGATCTCTTTGGCGAGAACTTGGTAACTGAAACTCTTTATATTGAAAGAGCTAAAATATTAGATAAAGCTTACAAAGAGCTGCGCCGTGATAAAGCGGCATTTGAAACCTTGGTGAAAAATTCAGAGCGTTTAGAGGCCGAGGGAAATGTTCTTGTAAAAGAAGTAAATCAAAGAAAGGCGACTACAGATGCCCAAACGATCTCGCTCCTCCAAGCGCTTGCAAACCGCAAAGGCCCCCTCTCAGACGCCCTTAATGAAGCCGCAAGAACAGCCAAAGACTCAGGAAGCTACGTCGAGGCTACAGGAGGCTTTATCGACGCTATCAGACGATCAATTGACTCAGGCGATATCGAACGCATATCTAATGGCGACATTGGACGCGGTGTCGATGGTACAGCGGAGGTCCCGCGCCCTTCAGTTGAAGAACCAATCCTAGACGGATTTGATGAGCCAACGGGACCGGCGTCAGATCAACAGACCGGCCAGCTAATGACAGATATGTTCGGTGCAGATGAGGTAGCTCCTGCTGCTCCCGATTTCAATTTAGATATCGCTTCGGCAGATGTCAACCTAGATCTTGAAGTTCCTGTGGGACAGAGGCTCAATCCAGATACTAATGAGCTTGAATCTGTCTCTATGACTATAAAAGATCTTCGTACTATGATGAATGAAGAAGACGCTATGATGAAACGCTTGGAGTTCTGTACGATATGAGTTTTAGAAAATGTATTGATGATGGCGTTGCAGCCGGTGAGCTTTCTTCGGAAAAAGCTGATGAGATTAAAAACCTTTTTGGCGACCTAGAGGTTCAGTATAACAAGCAAATGGGGTTTGCTGCGGCAAGCTCAAAAGCTGCTATAGATACTTCTGCGGCTATAAAGAAGATATCAAAGGAAAAGAAACGCCGTGCTATGTTACAGGCTAAGACCTGGACAAAAATACGGATGCACATGGATACGTTTAAAACAGCGACAGGTGTTCAAAACAAATATAAAGCTACTGCTGACATCTTTGAACAGTCTGTAACTTCAAAGTTCAATAGTGTTGCCCAGGTGCAAGCCGCAATTCGTTCCAGAGCTACGGCAAAAATGGATACTTTTCTTGGCACTTTCAAAAGAAATATTGTTGGTGAGACTAGAAACAAGGCTCAATTAAAGAATGTTATTAGTGAAGTTTTTAAGCCTGGATCAACTGATGATGTCGCTGCTAGGCAAATGGCAGAGGCGTGGGGGCAAGCTGCTGAGTATTTAAGAAAAAGATTTAACTCTGCCGGTGGAGCAATTCCTAATCGCAAAGATTGGGGGATGCCTCAGTTCCATAATGCTATTGCAATTGCTGCCGCTGGGTTTACTTCTTGGCGCGATTCAATACTTCCAAAGCTTGACGTTGGAAAAATGATTGATGAACAAACTGGGTTGCCTTTTTCTACGCAAAAACTTGAGCTTGTTTTAAATGATGTTTTTGAAACTATAAGAACAAACGGACAGAATAAATCTAAGCCTGGTAAGTTTGCTGGGAATCAATCGTTCGCGTCACGCCACCAAGATCACCGTTTCCTTGTGTTTAAGGACGCTGACAATTGGATGAAGTATCAAGAGGAATTTGGAAACCCGAATGCCTTCGATGTTATGATGGCCCATATTGATAATATGTCTAGGGACATAGCCCTAATGGAAGTCATGGGGCCAGATCCGAAAACAACTTTGCGGTTTATGAAAGATACCCTTACCAAAGAGGCAAGTTTGTCAGGTGATGCCAAGCAAATGAATAGTGCCTCAAAGGCCAATGCTTTCTTAGATGATCTGTATTCCGCGACTGTTGGAACCAACAATGCCCCTGTTGATGGGGTTCTTGCCACAACAATGGCTGGCACAAGAAATGTTTTGCAATCTGCCCAGCTTGGTAGCGCAGCAATAGCAGCAATAACAGATGCTAACTTTGGCCGAATTGCCAGAACAATGAACGGTTTGCCGCAAACCAAAATGGTTTCAAACCTCTTGAAGATTATGAATCCTCTTTCACTTGAGGAAAAGGGCAAGCTGGCAATTAGGATCGGCCTTACCGCTGAAGGATGGTCAACTCTTGCAGCGGGTCAGATGCGGTATGTTGGGGAAATGTCAGGGCCAGAAGTTACCAGGAGAATTTCAGACTTTGTGATGAGGGCTTCGCTGTTATCTCCCTGGACTCAAGCGGGTAGGTGGTCGTTTGGCATGGAGTACCTTGGTTTCTTAGCAGACAATGTGAATTTAAAGTTCAACGATCTCCCTGCAAATATGCAAAAGAGCATGGATCATTATAATATTGGCGCTGATAAATGGGATATTATTCGCAACACTCCGCTTTATGATTACGAGGGTGCTAAGTTCTTACGAGCTGAAGACATTGAGGCCCGTGCCGATATCAGCGCAGATCTTGCCCGTGACTTAGCAACAAATCTTTCGGTGATGATTGACACAGAAACTAACTTTGCGGTTCCCACCAGCTCACTCCGTGGCCGTGTGGCCCTAACAGGTGACGCTAGACCAGGCACAATAGCCGGTGAGCTTACAAGATCTTTCGCCATGTATAAGAACTTTGGCATTACCCTGGTAAATACTCACATCATGCGCGGCCTGGCACAGCCTACCGGCAGGGGTAAAGGGGCTTACTTCGCGGATCTGATGATAAGCACTACTCTTATGGGTGCATTAGCCATGCAGCTCAAGGAAATGGCAAAGGGTCGAGATCCCCGCCCAATGGATACCGCTGAGTTTTGGGGCGCTGCTTTCATGCAAGGTGGTGGCTTGGGTATCTATGGCGACTTCATGTTTGGGAACGTAAATAGATATGGTGGCGGATTGGCTGAAACCGTTGCCGGTCCAGTAATCGGGTTTGCAAATGATGTCTCCCAGCTAACCGTTGGCAACATTATGCAAGCTGTGCAGGGCGATGATACAAACGCAGCAAGCGAGTTCATTGGCTTTGCCGGACGATACACTCCTGGCTCTAGTCTATGGTATGCAAGGCTTGGATTGGAAAGGTTAATCATTGACCAGGGTAAATTGTGGGTTGACCCAGATACCAAAACAAAGATGCGCCGCCAGGTTTCTAAGTACAGAACGCAATACGGTCAGAAATACTGGTGGTCGCCTGGATCTGCTACACCACAAAGAGGCCCAGAGCTGTCAAACGTGTTTGAGTAAATGAAACAAATCTGTTATAGAATGAACAAAGGAACGGGAATTAGACATGAGTGATATTGCAATCAATCCAGTAACGCGCCGGGTTCAGTTCACAGGTAATACCGGAACAGGGCCATTTGCTTTTACTTTCAACGTCTTGAATAGTAGCGATATCGAAGTGTATAAGAACACTACGTTGTTGACGCTTACATCAGATTACACAGTTAGTATTGCGTCCAATGGTACTGGATCTGTAACTCTGCAAGCGGGTCAGGCTGTTGTTTCTGCCGATTATTTAACTATCATTGGCGGTCGTGATCTTGAAAGGACCACTGACTTCGTTACCGCTGGTGATTTGCTGGCTTCTAGCTTAAATGAACAGCTCGATAGCAATGTAATTATGTCCCAACAGCTTGATGAGAGCTTTGGTCGATCAGTATCGGTTAGCCCCGGCGATGTAGATGTAAGCATGACTCTCCCGGTTGCTTCTTCCAGGGCCAGCCAGGTTCTAGCCTTCACTAGCACGGGCGCAGTAACTACTACTAACCTTAATGATTTGCCAGAGTTGACTGTTGATAAATTAAATGTTGATAATCTTACCCTTGATGGCAACACGATCAGCACCACGAACACTAACGGCAATCTAATACTTACGCCAAATGGCACTGGCGATGTTGTGGTTTCTGGTGATCTTGTAGTCAACGGAACAACGACAACTATTCACAGCACTGTGGTTGATATTGCAGATAAGAACATAACCATTGCTTACGGCTCTGCTGATGCGGCGGCTGCAAACGGAGCTGGCATTACTGTTGCTGGCGCTGATGCCACCATGAATTATTACAGCACTCCTGACGGATGGGAGTTTAATAAAGCTGTAACTGTTGGATACACCGGCGTCACCCCTCAAGATCTTGGGGGTGTTTTAAATGTTTACTCAAGTAGCTCAAGCGTACCAGGGATGGTTATCAAAAGCTCTTCTACTTCTGTAGATCCAAAAATTCAGTTTGAATACTCAAGCCAGATCTGG